CGAACGGAAATGGCAAAGGTAGCCAAAGCCGAGCCAGTTGATTACCTAGCAAAGCTTGAAGGACTCAACGACATCCAGTCGATACGATTGACTTACGCACAAGCAAAAGCTGCCGGTGCTGACTCAAAAGTTCTTGACAAGATAAAGGCACGCGGTGAATCGCTCAATACTCGAAGCAAAGATAAGGGAGATGGAACACGCCTTCCAGACGGCAGTAAGCCAGGGGAAAACTGATGAGGCGCATCTATGGAATCGTGAGCTGCTTATCTACTTGGTCAGGTTGACCGATGTACTCAGAAATCCAACGCCAGATAAGTGACCTAATCGCCGAGAACCAAAAGGGATCGACGGCACTTTACGAGTGTGAAAAGGCTTTAGCCGAGGCAGAGTACGAACTCGATACGACCGAATCTAAGGCGTTTATAAAGCACGAAGGTACTGTCGCGGACAGAACGGCACTAAGTAGGCTCAGTGCGGCTCCTATGCGCTTACAGAGGGACTTACGCAAGGCTGAGCTAAACCGAGTGCGCGTGAAAATCAAATCTATAGAAACTGCGCTGATGGCAATGGGTACTCAGGTCAAGTTGATGCAGTCCGAAATGAAGTTGTGAACGCAAAAGACACTCGCAAACTTAGAGCGCGCGATTTGTGGTGCTGGCACTGCGGGGAATCAGACAACCTAGTTCCTCATCATGTCCAGAATCGTGGCATGGGTGGTTCAAAAGTGTTAGATAACTTGCAAAATGTGATACTAGTTTGCGCTGAGTACAATGGGCGGATGGAAAGCGACGCACTAACGGCAGAGTACGCACGCGATTACGGTCACAAAGCTTCGAAGTTTTCAGCGCCTGGACATCCGATACTTGACACCACTCGCCGGACTTGGTACACGCTGGACACGCAAGGCGGCAAGACTGAAGTAGATCCACCGAGCTATCTGATTTAGTAGTTGCGCGGTTGTTTCGAAATCGGTAAAGTGATGCCTAACAATAAAGGGAGAAGAAATGAACCTACAATTCAGCGACCTAGTGCAGCGCCTCGAGGCCGAAAGAAACGACATAAGCTACCGAAGCCAATTTACAAAGCCAGAGGTCAAAGTGATAACCAAGACGCTTAAGGTGATACCAGAGCGGTTCAAGCGCATCTACTTTCACGCTGGCAGATATGCCGCAGGTGATCGTGACAACCTAGCGAGAGATGCTTGGGCTGAGTATGAGCGCACAGAGAACCTCTAAGTGCATGGCGACTGATAGAATTGAAGTAGGCCAGAGGCGTAAACCCCTGACCTACAGAACCGATAATCAAGGTATCGGCGGTATTAGTTTACCTGCCGAGGAAGCAGGAAACAATGCCAATAATTAGACACACTCATCCATTTGATGATCACTTCACGCGCATACCTAACGACTGGGTTAGAGACAAGCGCCTTTCACTATCAGCCATCGGGCTAATTACGCAGCTAATGTCGCACAAGCCAGGCTGGATAATTTCTCAAGAGTCTCTTGCTAGGGCAAACAAAATTGGCCGCGACGCAATGCGTACAATACTTAACGAGCTTCTGGAAGCCGGTTATTTAACGCGCTCTGAGCATAGAACTCGCAACGAAAAAGGACAGCTTGCAGGCTACACCTACACGACAAGCGAGCCTACGTTGGATGAGCCTACGTTGGGTGAGCCTACGCAGGCTGAGCCGACTCATAAGAAGAACAGATTTAAAGAAGAACAAGTTAAAGAAGAACAAGTTAAAGAACAGGGCAGCGCAGAAATTCAACCCTCAAAGATTGAATACATTAAAACAGGCAAGCTGCCTGACGATTGGCAACCAACTAATGAGCTAATTGCAATGTTTGAAACCAAGTGGCCAGACGTTGACCAAGAGCTACACACTGAGAACTTCAAACTGCACTGGTGGTCTACTGGCAGGACTATGAAGCGATGGGACTTGGCGTTCCAAAAGTGGATGAACACCGAGCAGGATCGCGCAAAGAAATCTAATAATCGCTACAATTCGAAGAACGACTGGAACGAACTAGACCGCTGGGCAAAAGAACAGGATGGCAAAGATGCTAATTAGCGACACGAAAGAACTGCTCCGGCAGATTGCCCTTGTTGACAACCGCAAGGTAATGCCTGAAACGATAGAAGCGTGGCACAACATCATCGGTGGGATACCGTTTGAGATTGCTACCCAGGCGCTGAAGATGGCGCAGCAGGACTCAACAATTCGATACCTCGAGCCGCGCAACATTATCAGCTGGGCAAAAGAAGCAGCGTTTCGGTTAGATCGTGACAACCCAAAGGTAGAAGCGCCGGTCGACTCATCGCCACAACCTCGATGCCGCGAACACAACGATCTGATACTTAGCTGCGGGCCTTGTTGCAGACTCTTGCACGACTACGAGCAGGGCAACGGGCAAACAGGGATTGACCGCTTTGCCAAGGCTGAGATTTATGCGGTGAGCAATTGACATTCACAATTTTGCACGGCAAGAACCTAGACATCTTGCCAACACTTGCAGACAACTCGGTGGACTCAATCGTCACTGATCCACCCTATGAGCTTGGCTTTATGGGCAAAGGGTGGGATAGCTCGGGCATTGCTTATTCGGTGCAACTATGGACTGAGTGCCTAAGAGTTCTGAAGCCAGGCGGTCACTTGCTTTCATTCGGTGGCACTCGGACTTTTCACCGAGTAGCCGTTGCCATTGAAGATGCTGGCTTTGAAATCAGAGACAACATGGCGTGGCTGTATGGAAGTGGATTTCCTAAGTCTCTAGACGTTAGCAAGGCGATAGACAAAGCGGCAAATTTTGATGGTGAGGTCATAGGAACTGAAAAAATAGATGTTGGGATGCAAGGCGGCTCTATGCACACAGGTCGGGAAACCAAGATTCAGGAAAGAAAAATAAAAAAACTTTCAACCAAAGCCCAACAATGGAACGGCTGGGGAACAGCACTGAAGCCAGCACACGAACCCATCATTGTTGCTCGCAAACCCCTAATCGGAACAGTCGCTCACAATGTCCTCACACACGGCACAGGTGCGCTCAACATAGACGGCTCAAGGATTGGGGCAGAAGGCGGCACGTTCAAGGCAAGCAAGCCAGAAGGCACATCAAATGGCATTTACGGCAACGGAATAAATGGAGCGGTAGAAATTGGAGAGCTAAACAAAGGCCGCTGGCCTGCAAACATAATTTTTGACGAACACACGGCAGGGTTACTAGATGAACAGAGCGGGGTTTTAACTTCAGGCGCTCTAAAGCCTTGGGTAAACGGCTCAGTTGCATCCGAGACGGTTGCCTCATTCTCTAGAGGTCTTAACGGCAAGACCAGAGACTACACCGCCGCCAAAAGCTCAGGTGGAGCATCACGCTTTTTCTATGTTGCAAAGGCCTCAAAGCGTGACAGGAACGAGGGGCTTGATGACTTTCCGCTACGCAAGTCAGATACACGGTCGGAAACAGCGGCAGGGCTTTGGTCAGAAATGGAAGCCGCAAAACAGAACTTCCACCCAACCGTAAAACCAACCGCACTAATGGAATACCTAGTGAAGCTGGTAACCCCACCTAACGGCACAGTTCTAGACCCATTCACTGGCTCAGGCTCAACCGGCAAGGCGGCAATCCTAAACGGCTTTGACTTTATCGGGATTGAAATGACCGAGGACTATCTGCCGATTATCAAAGCAAGGCTCCAGCATGCCGAAGCAACCTATGGCAGTCAGATAAGGATGGACTAATGATCGACCACGCAGAAAACATTAGGAACACTTACCGCAAGCAAGGCGCTGAGCAGCTAATCAAAGAGCTACTGCAAAAGATAGACACCAGTAACTTGACGGTTGATGCAATCCGGTATCACTTAGATCAGCTACTCAAAGCCAAACATGGCTGACCTGCCAACCACACAAACCTGCAACCGCTGCGGCTGGGTATGGGAAGTAAACACGACCCGCAACAAGCACGACAACTGCCAAAGCTGTCGGTCGCGGAAAGCTCAAAAGGTAAAAGATTGCATTGCGTGGCATGGTCACTTTGGAAACGATTTTGTCACACCCGTAGGGGAAGATGGAATGAGCGTGCTGCCAGGCTATCGGACTTGCGGAAAGTCTGATTGCGTCAATCCGGCTCACGTGGTTACAATAAAAACAACAAACGAAAGAGGATAGATCATGGCAATAAAGAATGAAGCAACGATTGAGGTCACCGGATGGTGCAACAACCTAAAGAACTTTGAGTGGGGTA